GAAGAACTTGGATATGATGAAAATACGATTACTGATGTAGTAGTTGCCGCAAGAAATCCTGGTTTATGGGCAAATGGATTGAGAGTTGGTATTATTGATGCTAAGGCAGATCAAATACTTAGTGTTGGTTCTACTACTGGATTATCTGTTGGTCTTGGAGTTTCTCAATCTGTTCCTGCAGGAACAGTCATTGCAGGAGCAGGAAATACATCTACCTTAGATGGATACTTTAAAGGAATTATTACAGGAGTTGGTGATGGTACTATTGATGTAAAATTTGTATCTCATGTATCTTCTGCTGGAACTGAAACATCTACAGATTATCAATATAGTGGAAATTACGCATTTTCTGCTGGAGAGGTAACTACTTTTGTTGGAGCCGGTGCAGGATCAACATCAGCAAATGTTACTAGAGGAGCATTAGGTAGCACTGCTGCAACAGCATCTTCTGGAGACTCTATAGATGCATATTTTCTAGAATCAACACCAACTCTCGATCAGGTTGGTGGAACTCCTTTACTCAGTGGTTCTACAACTGTTGGTATTGCTACCGCAAATTTAGAAGTAGGATCAGGGAAGTTTTTAGTTATTGGAAATGAAATTATTTCTCTCAGTGGTGCTTCTATTGGTGTTGGTCAAATCACTGGGGTAACTAGAGGTCAGGAAGGAACATCTGCTGCGGAGCACTCTGATGGTGCCTCAGTTAAATTTGTAACAAAAACTGCCGGTATTGCAACTCTTACTTCAGACATTACTCAGACTTCAACAAATGTTGGATTAACAACAACTGCATCCGGTCTTGGAACTGATAGAGTTAATGCTGGTGGATTCTTAAAAGTTGGATCTGAGTTTGTATCTGTTACCACATTTCTTGATGGAGAATCATCAGTACAGACTCCAACGGCAGCTATTGACTGGTTTGATCAACAAGAACTTACATTAACTTCATCATCTAAAATTAAGTGGAATGAAATTGCAGATCGTCCAGGAACTTCGGAGTATGCAGCAGCAAGAGGATCTAGATTTGATGAAGTTCATGTTGTAGTTGTTGATGGTGAAGGGACAGTTACCGGAAACTCTGGAACAATTCTTGAGAAGCATCTTGGATTATCAAAAGCAAAAGATGCAGAGTATTCTTTAGGTTCTCCTTCATACTGGAGAAAGTATATTGAAGTTGGTTCACAATACATCTTTGGTGGATCAGCACCTGTAGGTATCGTAACCACAGGATTTAGTTCTGGATATACTCCAGCAAGTGATGTAGGTTGGGATCAAAATGCAGAAGGTATTATTTTTGCAGCAACTGGAAATTATAATGGGAAGTTTGAAAAAGGTGCAAGCTATGGAGGTAAGACTGAACTTTCTACATCTGGTGCTCTAACTTCTGGTTTAGATGGATTAGTAACTGGATATGGATTATTTGAAAATACTGAGAAGTATGATGTAGATTTCATTCTAATGGGATCTGCTGGATATGGTAAAGAAGAAGCACAAGCACTTGCAAATAAATGTATTGCAGTTGCCGAGGAAAGACAAGATGCAATCGCATTTATCTCACCATATAGAGGTGCTGCGATTACAGATACTACCAATGATAGGGAAGTAACTGTTAGATCTGATGCAGATATTACTGAGAATGTTCTCAGTTTCTATGCTCCCATTACTTCATCCACTTATGCAATTTTTGATAGTGGATATAAGTATATGTTTGATAGATTTGCAAACACCTTTAGATATGTTCCTCTGAATGGAGATATTGCAGGTCTTTGTGCAAGAAATGATGCAAATAACTTCCCCTGGTTCTCACCTGCTGGAACAAATAGAGGAGGAATTCTGAACGCAATTAAACTTGCATATACACCTAATAAAGCACAGAGAGATAGATTATATTCCAGTAGAATTAATCCAGTTATCTTCTCACCTGGTTCAGGCATTATTCTCTTTGGTGATAAAACCGGATATGGCAAATCATCAGCATTTGATCGTATCAATGTTCGTAGATTGTTTATCTATTTGGAAGATGCAATTTCTGCTGCTGCCAAGGATCAACTCTTTGAGTTCAATGACGAAATTACAAGAACAAACTTTGTAAATATTGTAGAACCTTTCCTTCGTGATGTTCAAGCAAAGAGAGGTATTTTTGACTTTGTTGTTGTTTGCGATGAGACAAATAACACTGCTGCAGTTATAGATAATAATGAGTTTGTGGCAGATATCTATATTAAACCCGCAAGATCTATTAACTTCATTGGTCTTACGTTTGTTGCCACCAGAACTGGTGTTTCATTTGAAGAAGTTATCGGTAACGTTTAATTCAGAGGTTTAAGAAACAATGGCAAATCGTCAACAAGTAAATACTTTACCATTAAGAACCATCAGTGATTTTAAAAGCAAATTAAAAGGTGGTGGAGCAAGACCTAACCTCTTCGAAGTGGAATTAACTTTCCCTTCGGGGGTTGCAGTTCAATCTGAAAATGAAGTTATTGAAAATGCAAGGTTTTTGGTAAAGGCAGCAGCACTTCCAGCATCAACAGTAGCACCAATTGACATTCCTTTCAGGGGAAGAATTTTAAAAATTGCTGGTGATAGAACATTCGAGACCTGGACTATTACAGTTCTCAATGACACATCTTTCAATATTAGATCTGCTTTTGAAAAGTGGATGAACTACATTAACAAACTCGATAATGGAACTGGAGAAACTGATCCTGCAAATTATCAAGTAGATGCTAAAGTTCATCAACTCGATCGTACTGGTGAAACTCTTAGAAGTTATGTATTTAAGGATGTTTTCCCAACAAATATCTCATCTATTGATTTGAGCTATGAAACTACTGATACTATCCAAGAGTTTACAGTAGAAATGCAAGTTCATTACTGGGAAGCATATAAGGGAAGAACTTCCGATGCTGGTGGTGAAAACATTAGCTAAATAGTAAAATAACAGTCTAGTCAGTTTATACTATGGCAAAACTTTTCGGTTTTTCTATTGAGGATACAGAAAAAAAATCCAAAGATATAGTTTCCCCCGTTCCTCAAAATAATGAGGACGGGGTTGACAATTATATTAGTAGTGGATTTTATGGTTCGTATGTAGATATTGAAGGTCAATATAGAACAGAATTTGATTTAATAAGAAGATATAGAGAAATGTCTCTCCATCCAGAGTGTGATGGGGCAATTGAAGATGTTGTTAATGAAGCAATCGTAAGTGACCTTTACGATTCTCCAATAGAAATTGAATTATCCAATTTAAACGCAACAGACAAGTTAAAAAAAGCAATTAGAGATGAATTTAAATATATTAAAGAAATATTAGATTTTGATAATAAGTCACACGAAATATTCAGAAATTGGTATATTGATGGCAGAATCTATTATCATAAAGTAATTGATCTAAAAAAACCTCAGGAAGGAATTAAAGAACTGAGGTATATTGATCCAATGAAAATGAAATTTGTTCGTCAAGAAAAAAAGAGGGACAAAAATATTATAGGTCCAAATATTCCTGGACGTAATGAAACAACTAACGGAATTGCTCCTGAAATTGAAGAGTATTTTATTTACACACCAAAACCCAACTATCCGACAGGCAATTTATCTAGTGGGGATAATAAGGGCACAAAAATTGCAAAAGATGCAATTACATATTGCACTTCAGGTCTTGTAGATAGAAATAAGGGTTCCGTTCTTTCTTATCTACATAAAGCAATCAAGGCACTTAATCAACTTCGTATGATTGAGGATTCTTTGGTTATTTACAGATTATCTAGAGCACCAGAACGTCGTATTTTTTACATCGATGTTGGCAACCTTCCTAAAGTAAAGGCAGAACAATATCTACGTGATGTTATGATGCGATATCGCAATAAACTAGTATATGATGCAAATACTGGTGAAGTTCGTGACGATAGAAAATTTATGAGTATGATGGAAGATTTTTGGCTTCCTCGTAGAGAAGGTGGTAGAGGAACTGAAATCTCAACACTTCCAGGTGGACAAAATCTTGGAGAACTTGCCGATATTGAATATTTCCAAAAGAAACTTTATAGAGCACTTGGAGTTCCTGAGTCAAGAATTGCTGCAGATGGAGGTTTCAATCTCGGACGTTCTTCTGAAATTTTAAGAGATGAACTTAAATTTGCCAAGTTTGTTGGACGTTTGAGAAAGAGATTTGCTCAAATGTTTAATGACATGTTGAAAACTCAATTAATTCTCAAAAATATTGTATCACCAGAAGATTGGGAAAGAATCAGTGATCACATTCAATATGATTTCTTATATGATAATCAGTTTGCAGAACTCAAAGAAACTGAAATGTTGAATGAACGTCTTGGTGTTCTTGCAACGATTGAACCTTATATTGGAAAGTATTATTCCACCGAATGGGTACGTAGAAAAGTTCTTCGTCAGACAGATGCTGAAATGATTGAGATGGATGATCAGATTGAACAAGAAATTAAAGATGGAATTATTCCAGATCCAAGTTCAGTAGATCCTATTACAGGAGAACCATTACCTCAAGAAGGAGAGCAGGGTATGATGGGTGATGTGCCGATGGAACCAGAGGTTGATGGTGGAATTGTTGATGCGGATGGTAAAGCTGCCGAGATATAAATAACAAATATAGATATATTAAATTTTCATGGAAGAAATTGTAAATTTAATCGGAGCAGATTCTTCTGCATCTGATATCAGTGACAGGATCAAAGACGTTTTATATGCAAAAGCAGCAGAACGTATTGATACTATCAGACCAACTGTTGGAGCATCCATGTTTGACGATCAATCGGGAGAACTCTGATGGCATTAGCGTCTACAGAACTAACACCAAGTTCATATATTCTTATTGGAAATAATGTAACTACTATTACTTTTCAATGCCAAAGTAGCACTCCTGCTGTCGTTTCTATTTCAACGATTAGTGCTGGTATTGCAACAGATACCCCAGGTCTTGTTTATAACAGATTTGAAGGAGAGATGAAGAAGACGGTTACAGATCTATCGCATGATGCTGGTGCAGCATATGTTTATGCAAAAGCACTCACAGGAACTTCTAAAATTGTCTATGAAGGTGCTTGATAATGGGTCCGTTTGATGCAGATAAGTGGTTCGTATGTCACGGTCCAGAAGTAGTTCATTTCAATCATCTACCTGCTGGTTGTGTGATGACGACAGGACAACCAAACTGTGAAGAGTTTGATGATGAGGCATCTGGTTTAACAAGAGCAAAAGAACTTGGATATGTAGAACCAGAAGAACCTAACCTAGAACCAGAGGAGGAACTATGAGTTATCCTTTTTTAGGTTTAGGTTTTAATTCTTGGACTCAAAAATTTTCAAGAGGTGGTCCTCCTGCTGTAATTCAAGTACTCTTAGAGTATGTAACAACGACTGTATCATCATTTACTCTACTTTCAACAGGAACAGTAGATTATGAAGTTGATTGGGGTGACGGAACTACAGAGTCACTGACTACAAACAACCCCACTCACACATATTCTAGTGCTGGGGAATATACTATTAAGGTAACTCCTGCAAAAGGATCTACCTATCGTCCATATTTTAATAATGCCGTATCCGACACCAGTATTGCGTCAATTTCTGGTGCAGGTGGAAGTCAATTAGGAACTATCTTATCAGATGCTTGGGAAGGTGCTTCTAATATGACATCTTTTAGTAGTGATATTGATACTTCTAGTGTTACTAATTTTACTTATACTTGGCGCAATTGCGCTGGACTTACTTCATTCCCACAATTAGATGTTTCGAGTGGAACTGATTTTAGTAGTGCTTGGCGTGATTGCTCTGGACTTACTTCATTCCCACTATTGAATACTTCTAGTGGTACTAATTTTACTTATACTTGGCGTTTTTGCTCTGGACTTACTTCATTCCCACAATTAGATACTTCTAGTGGTACTAATTTTGATCAAGCTTGGTATGGTTGCTCTGGACTTACTTCATTCCCACTACTGAATACTTCTAGTGTTACTAATTTCCAAAATACTTGGAATAATTGCACTGGACTTACTTCATTCCCACTGATTGATACTTCTAGTGGTACTAGTTTTATTGGTGCTTGGTATAATTGCACTGGACTTACTTCATTCCCACAATTAGATACTTCTAGTGGTACTAATTTTACTAATGCTTGGCGTGGTTGCACTGGACTTACTTCATTCCCACTGATTGATACTTCTAGTGGTACTAGTTTCGGTACTGCTTGGCGTGATTGCACTGGACTTACTTCATTCCCACTGATTGATACTTCTAGTGGTACTAGTTTTAATAGTACTTGGTGGTCTTGCTATAGTCTTACTTCATTCCCACAATTAGATGTTTCTAGTGGTACTAGTTTTAGTGGTGCTTGGGCTTATTGCTCTGGACTTACTTCATTCCCACAATTAGATGTTTCTAGTGGTACTAGTTTCTATCGAACTTGGTTTAATTGTAATGGACTAACTACATTCCCACTATTGAATACTTCTAGTAGTTTTAGTTTTTCTCTTGCTTGGCGTGGTTGCTCTGGACTTACTTCATTCCCACTGATTGATACTTCTAGTGGTACTGGTTTCTATCAAGCTTGGTATGGTTGCACTGGACTTACTTCATTCCCACAATTAGATTTTTCTAGTGTTACTGCTGGTTTCTATGAAGCTTGGTATGGTTGCACTGCACTTACTTCATTCCCCGCAAATATGTTTGATACTACAGGAACATTAGTATCAACTGCCTTTAGTTATGCTTTTGATAATTGCTCTCTAACTGCCCAATCTATTGAAAATATTTTAGTTTCTTTGGATACTAATGGTGCTAGCAATATCACTTTAGGTATAGTCGGTGGCAGTAATGCCGGATATTCCACTTGGACTGCTGCCGCTCAAACAGCACTGACAAACCTTCAAGGTAAAGGTTGGACTGTTACATATAATGCTTAATTTATAAATAACATATAAAGGTAAAAAGTTATACAATGAAACTTATCACAGAAGAAATTTCAAACGTACAAATTATTACTGAAGGTAAAGGTGCCAATAAGAAGTTATACATTGAAGGTGTTTTCTTACAAGGAAATATCAAGAATCGTAATGGAAGAATGTATCCTATAGAAACACTTTCTAAGGAAGTAAACAGATATAATGAGACGTTTGTTCAGAAAGGACGTGCTTTGGGTGAACTTGGACATCCAGATGGACCTACAGTAAATCTTGATCGTGTTTCTCATAAGATTACTTCACTTGTAGCAGAGGGAAACAATTTCAGAGGTAAG